GTAATCAGGTGCCGGGGGCGGCTTCGGTGTCTTTTTGCCCATATCTCGCGTCCAAGTAACGACACGCATCGCGTGTCATCGTCAACATCACAAAATCTCCATCGGGACGCGCATCCTTGATGCGACCTTCCTCGACGAAGCCCATTTTCTTGACTACCCGCAACGCTTTGGCGTTTCCGCTCGATACAGGCGCGATGATTTTGCCAACGCCTGCAACATTGAACGGATAGTCAAAAATCGCTGCTAAATAGCGTGATGTGAGTCGGCCCGCGATGACGATGTGACAGACAATGCTCGCGCCGCAGTATTCTTCGTAGATTACGCCCGCGACAATTTGCCCGTCACGCTCTAACCCTATCGCTTCCGACCTTTCCGCGAAATAGCCTCTGCCTAAAACCTCTGCAACCCACGCACCAACTGGTGCGCCCGTGATTATACGCCCGCCCATCCGGTTTGGAAAACCACATCGGTTGCCGCCCACTCAATCTGCAAGCCGGACGATGCCGACTTCAACTGAAGTGCGCCGCAATACCCAATGCCGGTAATCCCCTGCCATGAGTTAGTGATTTGCAAGTCCGATCCCCAAAGCGCCGAGTCCCACAGCCCAACGCCCCACGCGCCAAAGGCTGAACCCGAGTATGACAGCGCGGAACTGGTGTCCATCGTGTCAAAGTCGATGTTCATGCCCAACTGCACTTGCGGTTGCCCGTTGGTAAAGAGCGAGGGACGCGCACGGGTAAAGTATTTCTTAACGCCGCGACTGCCAAAGTAGTTAAAGGCTTGCAGACAGTTTCCGGTGATGTTTGACGAGCCATCGGTATAGCCGTCATCCCACGCCTTGCCGACAAACCCGGCACCGCCGAAGTAAGGATTCTCGTTGAAGATTTCCCAACAGAACGCCGACCAGCCCTTGAACTTGCACCACGAGGTCGTAATGGTGTTCATCACATACTGCTCTTGTTGCCCCGTGGCAACCGGCACGTTTACCCACACGGCGCTATTCTTCGGGGAATACACAATCTGCCACCCGAATGACGAGCCGTAATTGACCGTTGCAGCCGTGATAGCGCCTTGAATCTTGTTCGACAGCGCCACACGAGGGTCGAGGCGCGAGGACTGCAACGATTGTGCAAGCGGCATCAGGCCGTCATAGGTCAAAAGCAGCAGGTCGCCCGCGTACTTCAGCAGGCAACGATTGCCAATCGGCGCACCAAGTTTCCAGATACCCGCAAGCGCCCACGTTGCCGCGCTCGACGGGTCGGTGCCACGGTAAACGATGACCTCGCCCTCGCTCGTCACGAATACGAGGTTGTCATCAACGCCATATCCGGCGTCAATCGTCCAAGTGTCAAGGTCAACCAACACGCCGCCAAGTTTGGCGACCGAGGACAGGTCAAGGACAGCCGCCGCGCCGCCTGCGCTAGAGGTCGGCAGGTACCACGCTTTCAAAGTGTTCTTTTCGATGAACCACACGCGGTTCTTAAACAGCGTGACGTTAGAGAGGTTGGTCGTAGTGACGCCCGTGATCGCCGGGGACGATACGCCCGTGATTGCCGTCCAAGTCGTGCCGTTGTAGAGGCGCGGCGAGTCCGCTCCGTTGACGGCGTACATGAAGTTGCCGCCCGCCGTCGTGAAGTTCACATACTCCCACCGGGCATTGGACAGGCTCGACACCACCGCAGCGCCTACCGGCCCTTGCGTGGTCACATCGTAGATGGCATTCGGAGCCGTAGCAGCGGCAAACAAGCGGTTGGTCGTAGCGCCTGCGTAGTGCATCAGCGTTTCGACCTGACCGCCGAGGCCGGTCGCCCAAGACTCGTACCCACCGCGCAGCACAACGCTCGACACGGTGGGGAAGAAGTTTTCCAGCGTCACCGCATCGGTTTCATCCATGTTCGCAAGCGAATCACGGGCGTTCCACCCGCCCACAGGGGCAGGCAGGGAAGCAACCGAGGCCGCATTACGCTGAATGAGTTGCCGACGCGCCATCAGTCAATCCCAAACCCGCTGTCAGGTAAATTGTCGTAACCGATCAGCACCGTACCCGGGCGCGGGGCAAAGGACAGGTTCGCCGCGCTCGTATCCTGCGCGATGCAGGTTTCAAGTTCCTGCAGGTAGTTGCGATACATGGCGGTCGTGTCAAAGCCCTTCGCCTCAAAGTACTTGAGTTTGGTGGATAGCACCATAAGCCGGTCGGGATAGATGCAGGTATCCGAGTCGGCGGTGAACGAGGTCTTGGGCGCACCCGCCGCATCCTCGACCCATCCGTTACTGCGGTACTCAAAGCCAAGCACCTCGTCATACGAGATACCGGGCCAAATCTGAAAGTACTTGCCGAGCAACCGCCACCGGATACGCGGGCCGGTCGAGATATACCCCGACAGCAGCCATTGCCATTGCTGCGCGTCCTCGGGGCCGAGCAATTCCCAACGCTTGCTCTTGTCCCATTGGGTGCGCGGGATGATGGCATCGTAGTCAGCAGGCAGGTCGTAGCGCACTTTCTGGAAAGTCACCACGGCACCCGTGGCAGAGGCCGTGACAGCCTGCGAGAGCGTGACCGTAGTGCCGTTGTTCACCACGCTGATGTAGGCGGCATTAGGGATGCCCTCGCCTACGACCTGATAGGTCGTATCCAGTCCCGCCGTAGATGGCACCGTGAGCGTTGTAGAGCCGTCTACCCACGTTCCCGTAGTCTGCGTCCATTGGGTCGTGATCAAGTGCTGACGCACCAACTTGCGCCAGTCACCCCGACGCAGCAACTCGTACCCGCTGGCGTTCATCAACGCAAGAATCTGAATCACGTCTTGGTTGGTGTTGCCGATAACCGCGTTAGGCGTACTTACGCCTAGTTCGTTGGTCACCTGCTGGACAAGTTGAAGCATCGTGGTCATGGGTTATTCTTCCTTGCGCTTTCGCTTAGATTCTACCAATTCGCGCATCTGTTCCTGCAACGCCGCCAACTGCGCCCGGGTTTCCTGCAACTCTTTATTTGCCTCAGCACGATTCTTGTGCTGAAGGAACATTCGCGCCCGCTCACGCAGACCCGCACCGCCCATGCCAATGCGCTGAATATGGGCGTCCGAGGCCGTGGCGACCTGCTCGACGGTCTGGAATTTGAGGATGTGCAATTCTTCCATCTGCGAGCGATTGAACTCGTCAGGGGCGGCGCTGTGCCAGTCCGAAAGGGGCGTTCCGATCACCGGAGCGCCGTCGCTCTGCTGCATCTGAAAGTGCAGCCATTGACGCGGGAACCGCTCTTTGTGGTCATCGCGCACCGGCTGTTCGACGATGTTGGTTTTGTCGCCCGGTACCATGATGCGGACAAAGGGCTGACCCTTGTAGTCCTTCAGGTCGGACAGGTAAAACTCAACGTGAAGGAAAGAGTCCGCGTTAGAAACGTCAGAATCAAGCATGGTTTACTCCTGTGGGGATTATGCTTTAGCGCCTGCAACGCCGTACCACTTGTTGTTGGCTACGGCAAAAAAGATGCTCACATGGTCGCGGGCGACCGATGCGGAAGGGTTCTGGTTAATCGTGGTTGACGCCTCATGCGCGTAAACCGTTAGGGCATGAGCGCCGCTGTTGGCGATGTAGATAACCGCGCCCATTTCGGTCGGCGGCAACCTTACGCCCGATCCCGATGGCGTCACGTCCACCGAGTTGTAAACATGGGTCAACTGCAGCGCCGTCGCTTGCGTTGAACCCGTCGCGGTAAGGTCATCGACGCCATCGCCGCAGATTGCTACGGTCGATAGCGCCGATGCCCCCGCACCTAGCACACGGCTAGGTATCGTCATGCGCCGAGGACGCTAACCCAAGTGGTCGGGCTGGTACCCACGAACACACGCCGCTTGGTCGTGGCAATCGCCACGGAAGCAGCGCCGTCAATGGTTCCCGAAGCCGGGTACACCGTCAGCGAGGAAGCCCCGTCATTCGCCACAACGCTCACCGCACCGGCCTCCGCAGGCGGCAGGCGAACGCCTGTGCTTGCAGCCGTGGTGCTAACGACATTGTGAACAGCCGACAGCGCAAGCGCCGTTGCAGCGTTGGAGCCAGCAGCCGTAAGGCCGGTAGCAACATCACCGCAAATCGCCGTAGCCGACGCACCCGGCTGACCCGAACCCAAGACGCGAGAAGGATATGCCATTCTGCTCTCCTGAAAGGAGGAGGCGGGTGTTACCCCGCCCCCTGTGGGTTACACGCTAGTCGCGCTGAACCAAGCCACGTCGCCAGTCGCCAGAGCGACCGGAGGCGAGGTGTACGAGCCACCCGTCGCCGTGACAAGGAACGTGGTAGCGTTGACCGTGCAGACAGCGGTGCTAGCGGTAATCGTCGCGTTAGCCTGCGCCAACACATAACGACGCCCGTTCGCACCCCAAACCTGCAGACCAAGCGGCCCGATGACCGGGACAGCCGTGCCAGCCGAGTTAAGGTTGGTGTCGGCCTTGTCGAGCAGCGCGGTACCGATAACCGGAGTAACTGAAAAAGTCATGGTGTTGCTCCTATTAAGCGATCAGGACGCCGCTGAACTGCGGGCCAGACGAGGTGAGGTTACCGGCCCAGCCAATCAGTTTGACGACCGCATCCTGATTGACCGACTGACGCTCGCCACCAATCGGCACAAAGTTCCGGTCCTTGTGCGGACGGAAGTGCAGATACTTGGTGTTGAGGAACCACATGTGATTCGCGTTGCCGGTGCCGCTGTTGTAGGTCGAGGAACCGATACCACCGTCCAGCACCACGTCCGAAGCCATGCCCGCGCCGTAATACTTCAGCGAGGCAAAGCCAGCGCCAGCCATACCCGAGCCTTCGCTCGAAATGCGCTGAATGGCCTGAAGGCTCTGGAGGTACAGACGGTAGTAGTTGCTGTCAGCCACGATAAGGTCAGGCTTATCGGTGCCGCGCACCAACTGAACCGCCAGCGAGTCCATATACTGCTGGATGTTGGAGGCCGTGACAGCAGCGCCGCCATCGGTCACGCCGGAGAACTTGCGGCTCTGCCAGAACGACCAAGTGGCGCGGTTGATGCCGCCGTAGGTACCCGAGGACGGAGCATCGGGGACAGCCGCAGCAAGACCCGTGAGGTTCTTGCCCGAGTTGCCCGTGCCGTCGCCGTACAGGTCGCCGCTGATGCGGTTAGCCAACTGCGCCTCGGCAACCGACATACGACCGTCGAGGAGGTCGATGATGGCCTCCTTGCCCGAGTTCTGGATCATCTCCAGACCCGAGATAGTCACAGCGGCAGCGTACTGCGTGATGGAGAACTGCGCCGCCGAAATGGGCGAGTTCTGACCGACGTTCAGCACTTCGTAACCCGAATAGGAATTCGTGTTGTTCGTGGTGCTGTCGTTGTACATGATTTCCTGAAGGATGACGTTACCGCCCGAGAACGTCTTGACGTTCCCGCGCTCCTTCAGGCGACGAAGCAACGCGTTGTTGTTCGTCACGTTGTCAGCGAGTTCACCCGACCGGCTCTGAATGTTGGTCGCAATGATATCGCTGATACTGGAATTGGCAAATGCCATGTTAAGACTCCTGTATCAAGTGATTAAACACGGTCTGCGAGGCCGTCAAATGCTTCAGCCAACATAGACCGACGATCTTGCGCTTTGGGAGCCGTGTTCGTTCCGGGTGTGGAACTTCTGACGCTGACCGCAGCCGCCCGTGCCGCTTTCGCTGCACGATTCAACTCCGTTGCCTTCTTCGCTTGCTCTGCAGCCTGTTGTGCAGCCTGCACTCGCTCAAAAAGCGCCGGGTCTAGGCGTATGGCTTTATCATACGCTTCGTCAAGTGTGGATGCCAAACCGCTCTGCAGCAGGTTGACCATGACAGGCCGCGCATCCTCAAAGTGTTCAGCCTTCGCAGCAAAGTCGTTAATCTCCGACAGCAACACAGCGTTCTGCTGCTGTTCCTGCTGCTGCTTCCACGTCAGCACTTCACCGCGAACCTGCGCCAACTGGTTCTGCAGCGCGTAAAGGTTTTGATCAACAGCCGGGGCAGGCTGCACCCCGCCGAGGTTTACCCCGTACTGCTGCGCCAACTGCTGAAAGTACGCCACGCGCTGTTCAGGCGAGGACGTGCGGAGGGTGTAGTCCGCTTCCATCAGCGCCTTTACCGCTTGCGCGGGCTTGATGCCAAGACCCGCAATCGTAGTCTCGTAAGGCGCAATGGCCTCCTTCATCTCGTCGGCAAATGTCGCCTTTGACAGCAACGGCTCGACGCCTTTACGCATCTGCTCCTCGCGCTGCCATGCGTATTCCTGAATCTTGGGGTCAGCCTTCGCCCAATACTCGTGATAGTCCTTCTTCCACGATGCCGGGGGCTTGCGCCACACGGGTTCCTCGGCAGGCTCCGCAACGGGTTCAGCGGGTTCAGCCTTTACCTTCGGAGCAAACCGCCCCGACTCGTCGCGCACCGTTTCAACGGGCTTCGGGGTTTCGGGCTGTTCGCCCGACAACTCCGCTACGGTTTCCACGCCCTCAAACTGCTCTGCCAACTTTTCGCGCCGTGTATCTTCCATCACTTTCTCCTGTGGGGATCATTGGTGAATCGCGCATTGTCACGCAGTCTGTCGAGGATGCGATTAGCCTCGGCGTGCGTCATGCTCTGAACCTGTGCAATCAACCGCTCTTTACGGGTGTCCTTTACTTCGGGGGCGCGGTAGTGCTTGGTCGGGTCATCGTTGCCGACTTCGACACAACCGTAAGCCTTCAGCATCCGACGATGCTGCGACCGGGACGTGACCATCTTGCCGTCGAGCATCGACTTGTAGGGCGTGATATCGGGCTGCACATAGTGGTATTGCCCACCCTTGCCCTTTACCCGCTCGACCAACTCGCCGTCATTCCAAACATAGGTGCGTTTCATAAAAGCAACAGTACCTCCTCGTCATCCATTTCCAGATACGCCGCATAAATCTTTTCAGCGGCGTCCAAGTCGTTCAGCAGCGCGTCCCAATCAAGCGATGGGACAGCCGTAGACGCTTTTACAGCCGGTTTGGTAAACGGGGCGACTATCGCCTCGACCACCTGCGGCCTGTCCTCTAGCAGCGTTTCGTATGCGTCCTGAATCTGCGCTCGGCGGCGCTTTCGCGCCTCGGTGTCATCGTCAAACTTCCTGCGCCGCTTTTGATCGCCGTCGTGGGTGTCAATCACCACAATCGGCGTACCCGAGTAAAGCAGATTGGCGTTGTTCCCCGAGTACGAGTACACCCCGCCATCCGCAACAAGCGTATACGCCCCTGCGGTCGTGTAGGTCAGCGTGGCATTGTTGCCCGTGTACGAGTACGTCCCGCCATCGGCTGACAGGACACGGTTAACCCGTAGCGTGGCATCGTTGCCGCTGTACGAGTAAACCCCACCCGCAGCGGTGAGCGTGTATGCCCCCGCCGCAGGTTGGTTGAACAGCAGTAAAAGGCTCACTCGGCCTCCGTCTGCATCGGCACAGCGAAACCGCCGCGCTCGTCCTCCGTCAAGGCAACCGCTACACCAAGCGCAATCAGCGCAGCGCCGTCAGCATCGGACACGATAGCCAACTGTCCGGCTTGCAGCACTTCGCCATACAACTCGGTGTCGAGCGCAATAAGCACTTTCATGTTTACGCGAAGAAGATATCGCCCACAATGTCGTTAAGACCCACCGCCGCGTTGTCCGCATCAGCCGCGCCCGTGACCGTGGTCAGCCCGATACCCGTGGCGAATGCAATGCCGCCTTCGATGCTGAATGTGTTGACGTTGTTGGGCGGGATTGCAATCGTTCGCACAACGCCGGTGCCAGCCGTGGGCGTCGTTGTCTGATTGTGCAATTTGACGTATCGCCACGCCGCGTTCGTATTCGCCAGCGACCAGCCAATTACGCGACCGGGCGATCCTTTGACAATCGTCGCATTCGTCGTGGCGGCAGAAACAAGGTGCGTGCCGGACGCTGCGCCCGTGGCGTTGGCGCGGTACTGCTGGCCCACATCGCCAATCGCAGCGGTACCTGCCGCAATGGTGGCGTTGGCGACAGTCGCCGTGACCGTGCCGGATACAGGCTGCGTCGGGCCAGCGGTAGCCTGCACGACAGGGAGCGCCGCCTGCGTACCGAGCGGACGCACGCCCGCGAGATAGGTCGGGACATTGCAGTTGTCCTCGACCGCCACGAAGCCTACCGTCCAAGTGGTCGTGGAGGCGGGAGCCGTTGAGCCGTTGAACGACCAGAGGTAAAAGTACAACTCCACGTCATCGTCGGGGATGTTTTCAATGCGCGAGGCGCGGCTGGTGACGGTTGACGCGGCAGCAGACGCGACGAGCGTATCCGACCAGTTGATATTCCGACCGTCCGCATACGTCTGCATCACATGACCGGGCGAGGCGGTCGTGTTGATAGTCGCCGTCGTGTCGCCGCTGTTCCATCCGCGCCGCTGCGAGTCTACCGAGGCGTTGGTCGCCGTCGTGCCGCTGTACACCGTGCGGATGTAGTTCCACCCGAACAAATTGACCGTGCAAGAGCCGGACGCAGGCCAGCCCGCCACCGTGAAGTTGATGGTGTTTGCAGTCGGTACGGATGCAATGGCATATCTGCCCGGAACACCGTTCGCGCCGCTGATCGCGCCGACGAACATGAATTGACCAACGTTGGCAGAGGTAAACCCGTGCGCGGTCTTGGTAACGGTGATACTCGTCGCGCTGTTGATGGTGCAGGACAAGCCCTCGCCAATGCTGTCGGCCAGCATCGCCACGAAGTTTTGGTTAGCAATACGCTGCGAGAGAATCGTCTTGTGACGCGCCGTGAGCGACCCACGGAACGAGGTCGTGGAACGCGCAAGGAACTCGCTGTTCGCCGTCGTGCCGGTCGTAACAAGCAGGTTGCTTGACCCCTGCGTGACACCCATGCCCGTACCGAGTCGCCGCTGCGTGAACTCGGACGCAAGCAGGCTTGACCCGGTATCCGCGAAGCCGACCGACCAGATATCGGCGGGAGACTGACGCACGACCGCGCCACCGTCA